TATTGGTTTAACGGTAGAAAAAGTAGATGTGTTTACTTCTAACGATGGAGGTCTTTCAAACGAACAAATAGCAGAAATGGCTACGGCTAAAATAGTATATGTTTCTGATCAAGCGGCTGAGCCAATAAAAATACAAGCTAATCTTTTTAGAGAGTATGTCAAAAAAATTATTTTTGATCATTTAGAATTGGCAAAGAAAGAAGAGCGTGCTACCTTGACTAAAAAGTTAGAAAAAGAAGGTTTTGAAGATTTTGCTAACATCATAAGGAGAATATAATGGCTATATCACAGGCAATGACCACAGCTTTTAAAATGGAGATTTTAAAAGGAACCCATAATTTTACAAACGGAGCTAACAGTTTTAAACTTGCTCTTTATGCAATAGGTAGTGGGGGAAAAAGTAATACAACAGCTACTTTAGGAGCTGCTTCAACAGCATTTACTACAACAGGAGAGGTTGCTTCTAGTGGGACATATGTAACAGGGGGTCTTGCTTTGACTAATGTTACTCCAATTACTTCAGGAACAGTAGGGTTTGCTGATTTTGCAGATAAAAGCTTTACTACAGCTACTATCACAGCAAGAGGAGCATTGATTTATAACTCTAGTGCAAGTAATAAAGCGGTGTGTGCTTTAGATTTTGGATCAAATAAAAGTTCTAATTCAGGAACATTTACTGTCCAATTTCCAACAGCTAACCAAAGTTCTGCTATTATCAGAATAGCATAAAGGAATAAAAAGTGCCAAATAACACCTTAAATGGATGGGGTCGTGGCACATGGGGATCTGCTTCATGGGGATCTTTTGGTGTTGTTGAGGTTTCTGGAGTTGCAGCAACTTCTGCTGTAGGCTCAGTAACATTAAATATTCCTGTTTCTGTAACCGTTTCTGGAGTTGCAGGGACTTCTGCTGTAGGCTCAGTAACATTAAATATTCCTGTTTCTGTAACCGTTTCTGGATTAACGGGAACTTCCGCTGTAGGAAGTGTTGTAGCAAAAATCCCTACTGATGTTTCTGTAACTGGATTAGTGGGAACTTCTGCGCTAGGACAAGAAGAAGTTATTGTTGACAATGCTGTAGTTCCAACAGGAGTTGTAGCAACTTCCGCTGTAGGAAATGAATCAGTTGTTACTAATAGCGTTGTAACAGTTTCTAAATTAACGGGAACTTCCGCTGTAGGAAGTGTTGTAGCAAGTAGTCCTG